GTATTGCTACCCCTCACTATGCCCGGTCACGATGTGATACCGGGTTTCGCTTGGGGTCGATTTTCTCTCAGGCTAATCGCCAAACCTGCTGTATTGCTACCAATATTGTATAACGGACCTTCGCGAGGTCAACGGCATGGGTTATTTTCAGGTGATGAGGTGCCCCGGTCAGGGAAAGATATATGACCGGTATGTACTCTCACTTCAGCAGTTTAATAGCTGCTTTACTCATGTTCTAGCCGTCGTGGCACATAGGTGGGGCCTACCAGCCAAAGGCCGTACATCCCCCCTACTGTCTCACGCGATCCGAGATCTTTTTCGGCGCCCGGCAAGGCACGCAACAGTGATCAGACGCTATTGTACGTCAAGCATGCTCCGTGTGCGCGGAGACTTCACGTCAGTAGTCAAGCACACGCCGCCGAACAGCGGGGTGCTAACTGGTTTGGGAACGGGAGTCCATCCCGCGTTCATCAGCAAGCTGATGTTTTTACCCTTTGTGGCTTACGCGTCCGACCAAAGACGCGCGCGCCACTCCTCATTGACGAAACGACCATCGCGTGATGAAATCGCGGAGTCGTCCCATTCGTCGGTCGAATGAGGTATATTGTCATATTTGCCACGAACGAAACATGTTGGAAACTCGCCCATGTCACGCTGTACAAATTGTGCCGCATATTCCGACCACTCAGTCGGGAAGAACAACGGCAGGCCCAGATCAACCGGAGACAGATCTTTCTTCTCATCATAGATCTTCTCAATTTCAAGTTGTTCAGCGATCGTGATTCCAAACTTCGATTCAACGATGTTCCGGGCTTCGTCAGGAACAGGTACCGTCGTAAGGTCTGCATCGGTCGCCATCGCTTCCGCAAGGCGTTCACGCTGCCAGTGGCTCATCGAAGCATTCTTCTCAATAAAACGCTTCATATTGATGTGCTTGGTCATGCGCATTCCATACTGTGCAACACTCTGCACAATCGGACACCCGGGAAACTGGTGGGCAAAAGACATCGACTTAGCTCGCAAGAGCTCTTTAAGCCGAACATCATTGCATTTGACGTAAAACGGATCCGCCCATCCAAATTCGGCGAGAACCTTCTTAGGGTCAGTGACAATGATTAAGCTGTTTGGATCGAATACGAGTCCACAGAACGACGCCGTATGTAGGTCGTCGTGCTTTTCGATTTTGATGGTCAAACCGAGCCGCGTAAAGATCTTGTCATCGATCTTCTGGTCGCTGTAGAAACGAAACAGGCCGTCATCGCCTTCCACGAACCCATCAACTTCTTCTTCCTGAATGCCAGCTTTGGAGCAAACGAAGAGAAATATCATCAGGTTCGCGAATGAATTGCCGAGTGATGTGCACATCTCACCCGACATCCGCGATTGGACCCCAGTAGCAGTGAAATCTTTGTAGAACAGAGTCTGATCACTGCCAATGACTTCGGTCACAAGTTCGAAGAATTGCCGGCCACCTTCTATGTCGCCGGTCATAAACTCGTACAGTTGAAATTCGACCTCACCCATCAGGCGAGAGTCGAAATGTGACTCGAAGGCACTATAATCCGTGGCATAGTACTGCGCCCCTGGACTGTACAGGCGCTCAAACACGTGCCGCGCTCGCTCACGAACCGGGATTTTCTTGATGAACCACTTCATCTTAAATAGCACCTTTTCGATGGCAGAGAAGATTGGGCCGACGATAACTTTGAAGGAGTCCGATCGCGAATTGATACCTCGTAAATGTTTCCAGGCGACATACGCTTCTGCCTTTGAAAAACTTTTCGAGCCTTTTTCTTTCGCGGTCAAGTAACCAACTAATTTACGCCAACACTCTCTTAATTGTTCCTTGCGCCTCAACGTGTAGCTCGTTTGATCTAGCCACGTCTCAAAACTCACATCAGTGTCCTGTGTGAGCGGCGACAAGTTTTTGCGAAGCCACGCGCCGACGAACGCACGCAACTCCGCACGCAAACCATCCTCCGGAACAGGATGACGGTATGCTACCCGTTTCAACACCCCCCCGATGTTGGACGCCGTGTCAGACAAGTCTGGGAACGGCAATTTGAAATAGAGGACATGACACCCCAGTGACACGCACATAGGTGGTCGGCGATCAACGTCACTCCAATTGTGAACCACAATCTTCGTGCCGCCTTTAATGGACGTTATTGGCGAGTTAAAATCGTTGACGCGGTAGCCATAGGCCACTACTCTATTTCGGGGGTCCAGAAGTTTGTCGGAAACATGCGCTGTGTCTTCATCTTCCAAGCAAACAAAGTGGCAGTCTCAAAGCAAACATCATCTGCTTTTTCGATGGCCGTACTAATGTTCACCCTTTGGAGAGCAGCACGCGCAAATGCCGCAGTATCTTTTCGCATCTTCTCGAAATCCTGAATTTCGACCCAACGGCCGGTGTTCAAAGGCGAATGAAAGATGTTAAAGATCGCGTTGCTGATCACAACGCGTCGCTTCGACAAGACATTGTTCACAACTGATACAACGTCATATATGAGATATTCGGGTCGTGCAACATAATCGGGTGAATCTACCTTGACGCTGCGGAAGCTAGCGTCACGGCAATCGCCGAGACTGGCGATACGATCATATTCCACATGAGGTCCCACATAGAAGTAGCGAACTGAATCTGGACGGTAGTGTACTGGAAAATTGTATTTCAACAAAGCGCCGTACACAAGCGCAATGAGAACCGACATGCCATAGATAATGAGTCGGGCGTATGCCAGCAATATTGGCGCTATATGACCACAAAATTCGACTTGCTTAGGGTCGAACATGCGGGCGAGCTTCTCTTCATCACTCGCCTCACGCCAAACAAACAACTTCTCAACAGTCTCAGCAACGGGTGATCCCACGGTGCCGAAGCTGATCGCATCATATCCATGTTGAAGAATAGAGCCAAGAAAATTTGTTCCAGCGTTCGCCATTTGTCGCATGATTTCTACATCAGAATGCGTCTCATAGCGGCTGAAATGTTCAGCATCAGTCATTGGCGGCTCACACCACCAAATAAGCGCCGACGTCATTGCTTTGTCCGTTCCGACGGCCAGCACGTAGTACGAGTAGATCACCCAAACCACATACGGAACAACCGCCACGAAAAACAGGACTCGCAATCCATAGTCAACACCGCGGATAATCTGCAAGAACGCGTCGTCATCACCAAAGTTCAAATGATCGAGGACAAGATTCGTCTTATACGACACCTTACGGCATCGGATGCGAATCGTTGCAACACTGCAAATCATGAGCCAAGCAAATCCAACGGCAACTCGAGCCACCTCATGGACAATCACATAAGCAATCGTCCATAACAGTGAGCAGACTAGCCACAGGAAGCTGGGATCAGGCTGCTCGTACGCATCGAGCATGCCATCATCAGCCGCACCAATTTGAGAGACCTCATCATCAGACGACTCGTCATCACTCGAGTCGAAATCAGATTCGGAATCATCATCGTCGATACTTGCAGCAACAGGTGCTGCCGCAGCCACCGCCGCTGCTGTCGCAGCGGCATGGGCCGCAATGGTCGGAGCAAACAACTCTTTCGCCACGCGAATAGATGTTGCTGTTGCGGCTTCAACACGTTCAGCCGCCACCTTCAAAAGATCATCCTCGCGCTTCTTGTAACAGGCGCTCTCAAGATGTCCCTTCTTCTCGCAGTATTTGCAAAGCTTGTCGTCTTTCTTACCAGCTTTCATTTGAGAACCACGAGGTTGTCGTCCACCGCCATTCTTATTCGCTCGAACGTCCGAGCTCGACTTTGCGTCGTTTTCAGCAGTTGCCGCTGCCGTTGACGTCGCCTTAGCCGATTGCGTAGACAGGTTGTTATTCACAGAAGCCATCTAAGCAATTATTTTTCTTGAAAATATAAAGCACACACTTG